GTTTACCGTGGAGTGCGGCGCGACGGAGATCAGCGCTTTTTCAGCATTTCGATGTCGGCGCCATGGGCACCAAGAATTTCATGGAGTCGGCGAAGAGTCGCTTCGATGTTGGTGAGACGTTGTTCAATGGAATTGAAACGGCTATCGATGTGGCTCTCCAGGGAATTAAAGCGACCTTCTACTGAATTGAAGCGACCTTCCACGGAATTAAAGCGGGCATCGACAGAATTGAAACGAGCGTTGTTGTAGAGGATTCCGATGAGCACGGCAAGGGTGGGAATCACTGTAGGAATCGCTATAGCAAAAAGCAACTGATCGTTGGTCACTAACACCTCCATACGGCTGGTTGCCGACTATCTGAAAGCTATGGTAGCACAGCGAGGAGACAAATGGGAGATATTACAGTAGCATCGACCACCGACAGCCAGGCGGACGTGAATCGCGCCGCTGGACTCGAGCCGGACAGCAAACCACCCGAAGCCGAAGAACCCAAACCAGCGCCGGAAGCGCCACCCGAACCGGCACCCCAGGCTGCAGAAGAGCCCCCGGCTGAGGAAGAGCGTAAAGAGATCAGGCCCTCCAAAGGCGGATTCCAGAATCGCATCCACCAGCTGGCAACCCGCAACGCCGAGCTTGAGGAGTTGGTTGAGCGCCAGTCGCAGAGACTGGAAACCGCGCTCGCTCGTCTTGAGGCCGGCCGCGGTGTACCCGAAGCTGTACCCCCTGCCCAGCTTGAACCCTCCCCGAAGCCAACCCTGGACAAATTCAGAACTTACGAAGAATGGGTCGAGGCGATGACGGATTGGAAGGCGGACCAGAAATTGATTCAGTACCAGCGGCAGGTCGAAGAGCAGGCCAGAGCCGAAGCCCAGCGGAGTGAACAGCAGCGGCTGCAGCAGGTTTTCTCGGATTACAACCGTAGCGCCGCTGTCTTCCGCGAGGAGCACCAGGATTGGGAACAGGTCGTCGGCCAGAACGTCGAAATTCCTGCCGCTGTTCAACTTGCCGTCTTTGAATTGGGCAACGGTCCCGAAGTGGCCTACTACCTCGGCAAGCATCCGGAAGTCTGCGACAGGCTGATGGAACTCTCAGACCTGCATGCGGTTATGGAAGTCAGCCGGATTTCTGACCGCCTGGCGGGCAGCACAACCCGGAACGGCGGCGGGAATTCCGAAGTCCGGCCCCAGTCGTCAGCGCCGCCTCCGCTTACTCCGGTGGCGGGTTCGCGCACTGCGGGCAGCTCGGTCCCGCTCGACGAAATGAGTTACCGCGATTACCGCCGCGTCCGCGATGACCAGGAACGGAATCGCTATCGCCGAGGATAAAATGCAATTTGAGCTTGTCAAGTACAAGTACGGAAAGGGTCCCGCCTATACGGCCTTTTGCGTAGCTGCCGGACAAGCCAATAAAAAACACAGAGGGCAAGGGGGAAGCCATTTCCAAAGGTCGGAGACCGCCAGGGAATACTTGGACACCATAGGCCAGGATGCCTCGATTTACGACTGGTCAATTCTTCCGGGTACCGTACCGTTCCCGAGTTCATTTAGAAAAGGGCGCTAGGCACGTGCAGCGTGTACCTAAACGACGAAAAGGCATCTCCTAGTACTCTGGTCCATCCACTTTTGGCAATTGCTATTGACAAGCCATGTTACTGTAAATTCCTGAGGCCCAGCGGTCGGCCTGGTAGGCCGCGACGATACGCCTAGCTGACGGCGATAAACTCAGCCTCACCTTCCGGTCGCTGTTCACACGCGAGAAAGCCCTCCGAAGTCGGAAGCGGGGGAGCACTAGAACCGCTTCCACTTCCCAAAAAGGAGGGTAACCCGTGGCGAACCAGCTTCTCACCATTTCCATGATTACGCGTGAAGCCATGCGCATCCTGGAAAACAATCTCACTTTCACCAAGTACGTGCGGCGGGACTTTGACAGCCAGTACGGCCAGGCCGGGGCCAAGATCGGCACCGTGCTCAATATCCGCAAGCCCCCGCGCTACGTGGGACGCGTCGGTCAAGGCCTCTCCCTCGAAGACGCGACCGAGACCAGCGTACCCCTGGTGCTGACAACCCAGCGCGGCGTGGACATCGCTTTCACGTCGCAGGATCTAACGCTTTCCATCGACGATTTCAGCGACCGCTTCATCCGGCCCGCTGCCGCCAACGTGGCCAACGCCATCGATTTCGATGGCATGGGACAATACGCCAACGTTTACAACGTGATCGGAACAGCAGGGACCATTCCTAATGCCCTGCTGACCTATCTGCAGAGCGGCCAGAGGCTCGATGAGGAAGCCTGCCCGCGTGACAACATGCGATCCCTGGTCATTTCTCCCGCCATGCAGGCCACCATCGTCGATACCCTGAAGGGCCTGTTCCACAGCGCGACGGAAATCGAGCGCCAGTACTCGGAGGGCACGATGGGAATGTCCATCGGGTACAAGTGGTCGATGGACCAGAACGTGAGGACGCATGTGGTCGGCGCTCTCGGCGGCACGCCCAACATCTCGGTGGTGCCGGCTTCGGGTGCCACAACGCTCTCCACAGCCGGTTGGACGGCGAGCGTTGGAGCCGTCAACCGTGGCGATGTTTTCACCATCGGGGGCGGCGGGACCACCCCAATCAACGCCGTCAATCCCCAGAACAAACAAAATACCGGGGCGCTGCGGCAGTTCGTGGTTCAAGCCGCAGCCACGGCGGACGCTTCGGGCAATATGACGATCAGCATCCTTCCCGCCTTCACCACCACCGGACCCTTTCAGACCGTAACCCAGCTGCCGGTCACCGGAGCCACCAATGGCGCTCTGACATTTTTTGGCACTGCTGGTGCTTCGAGTCCGCAGGGTCTGGCATTTCACAAGGACGCGTTTGCGATGGGTTGCGCCGACCTGGTGCTGCCCCAGAACGTGGACATGGCGGGGCGCGTCAACGACAAACAGCTAGGCATGTCGATTCGCCTCGTGCGCGCCTACGACATCAACACCGACCGTTTCCCAACCCGTCTTGACGTGCTCTACGGATGGGCAACGCTGTATTCTGAACTCGCCTGCAGGGTTGCGAGCTAGGAAAAAGGAGAAAAAATGGCAATCAATACCACGACGATTCCGGCGGCGATTACAGCCTCGCAGGACAGATTCGGCGTTGCCAGTACGGCTAACATCACGGCGGGCTCGCAAACCACCGGCGTAGGGCTGACTCTGCTGCTGATTGAAAACGAAATGATGCAAGTTACGGGAGTAACCGGAAACCAGGTGGCGGTGCAACGCGGCCAGCATGGCACGAGCGCCACAGCTCACGGCGCAGGGACCGCTGTCACTATTGGAGGCCTCGCGGATTTCCCGAGCTTTACTCCGGCGGTGACCTCGGTGCAGCCGACCCAGCAGCGTTTTGCTTCCATCGGCGCACCCGTGGCCTCGGCAGCAACCATCACTCCCACCAGCCCGATCTTTCACGTCACCGGTACGACGGCGACTGTGAATATCAACCTTCCCGCCAATCTCGTTCAGGGCCAGTTCACGGCCATTGCCGATGGCATCTGGACTTGGACAGCAGCGGGAAACGTCGCTGTTGCCGGAACCGTGACCACGGCCGGATCGTCGGTGACCTTCACCTACGATGCCGGCACCAGCAAATGGTATCCATCTCGTCTGGCGTGAAGTAAGGCTGTCCGGCGCGGGCCGGAGCATCCGGGTTCCGTCCAAAGCACCACGCCGCTGGCCCCATCTTATGGCGTGGTTGTCTCCGGCGGCAGGCCCGCGTTTCCTTCTTGAGTTGAAGCGATGACTGGACTCGATCTTGTGTCACGATCGCTCTTGCTGGCCGGCGTTCTGGCCTCGGGCGAAACTCCGTCCGGCGCTGAGTCCTCGGATGGTCTCGGTTTTCTCAACGATCTCCTGGACAGCTGGAATGCCGAGCGCCTGATGGTGTACACCATTACCCGCGAGGCTTCCGACTCGAATGGCAACCCGTTTTATCTGACTCTGGGACAGCAGAACTACACCATGGGGACGGGCGGCAACTTTAATTTCCCCCGGCCGGCCCGCATCGAAAGAGCGGGAATCTTCAATCTGGCCAATCCTGCCATGCCGCTCGAACTGCCGCTCGAATATCTGACCGACCGGCAATGGGCAGACATCCCCGTCAAGGCCATCAGCTCTGCGCTGCCCACCAAGGTCTACGATGACCACGGATTTCCGCTACGGACGCTTTCGTACTGGCCGATTCCCAATGCGCCGGTGGCCGCAGTTTTCTACATCTGGAATCCGCTCAGTCAGTTTTCGGACCTTTCGACCGACGTAACCTTTCCTCCCGGTTACGCGAGAGCGCTGCGCTACAACCTTGCCATGGAAATGGCCCCGGGCTACGGCCGGCAGGTTGACCCTGCGGTGGCGGCAATCGCCATGCAATCAAAAGCCGTGGTCAAGAGCCTGAATATCCCCCTGGTTGATCTCAAGGTTGATCCGGCAATCTGGGGAAGGGCGGGGGGCGGAGCCTACAACTGGCTGAGCGATACTTTTGGGCGAGGCACCAGATGAGCCGCTTCGGATTCTGCGGACCATCGTACACTTCGCAATCGCCGAACGTCAGTGCTGACCGCACCATGAACTGGTATCACGAGCAGATCGAAAGTCCCAATGCCAAGTCTCCCGCTTCGCTTTATCCCACGCCGGGGCTTGCCGTGTTTGCCAATCTCGGCAGCGTGCCGGTTTATGCCCTCGAATATTTCATCGGGCGGCTGTTTGCGGTCTCGGGGTCCAACCTCTGGGAATTGTTTCCCGATGGCACCAGTGTTTCACGTGGAGCGATTCCGACCTTGGGCGGCGGCTTTGTATCGACAGCACCGGGCGGTGCAGCGGGAGCTGAACAGATTCTCATCTGCTCGGCTGGCAACGCCTACGTCTTTGCCCTGGCCACCAACACGCTGACGAATATCACCAGCGCTCCCCCGGTAGGGACCTCGAGCCTCGCAAAACCCAATCCCGATATTGCCGGGTTTACGGACGGATACTTCATCGTCCACTTCGCCAACACCGATTTCTTCCAGACCTCGGCGCTCGAGGACGCAACCACGTGGTCCGGCCTCGATGTCAACGAGGTTTCCGTCTTTCCCGGCCACGTTACCGGGATGCTGGTGGACCATCGCGAATTGTGGCTGTGGGGCACGCGGCAGAGCCAGGTCTATTACAACTCCGGCGCCGCCAATAATCCCTTTACTCCCATCCCCGGCGCCTTCATCGAGCACGGCCTGGCCGCCATGGCCTCACCCGTCAAACTCGACAATTCCGTCTTCTGGCTGGGTCTGGATGAACGCGGTCAGGGAATGGCCTGGCGGGCGCAAGGCTACATGCCGGCGCGTGTTTCCAACCATGCGGTCGAATACGCCTGGTCGAAATATCCGCGCATCGATGACGCCATCAGCTACGCCTATCAGGATCAGGGCCACAGCTTCTGGGTGCTCTATTTCCCCTCGATCGGCGATCCGTCGCTGGGCACGGGTGCCACCTGGGTATTCGATGCCGCCACGGCGCAATGGCACGAGCGCGGCTACTGGAACACGCAGACCGACATCATCGTCGGAATAGGCGGCACCTATTCAGCGCACCGCTCGCGCTGCCACGCCTACGCTTTTGGCAAGCACCTGGTTGGCGATTGGGCAAGCGGAAACGTCTACGACATGAGTCTCAACTACCAGGACGATATCGGTAATCCCATCCGGCGCCTGCGTCGCGCTCCGCACGTCTCGAGCGAGCAGGAATGGATTTTCCATCACCAGATGCAGGTTGATCTGGAGCCCGCACTAGGCATGATATTCGTCCCGACTGCACCCACAGGTTATGGCTTGGGTGCTTACGGGGGCATTCCCTACGGCGCGAGCACCCTGCTTTATCGCACCCCCGAGATCTTCCTGCGCTGGTCCGATGATGCCACCAAGACTTGGTCGAACGATCACATGGCGTCGGCGGGCGCCATCGGGGAATACCGGACGCGCGTTATCTGGCGGCGGCTTGGCCGCTCCCGCGACCGAGTCTACGAACTCGTGGCCAGCGATGCGGTGCCCTGGCGAATTGCCGACGCTTACCTTCAGGCAACCCCGGGCTTTGCGCCCCAGGAGCGGTTGTCAAAGCAGATAGGGAAAATAGCATGAGCACGACGACGCCCAAGCTTGGCCTTACCGTCCCTACCGTAGGCGATACCACCAGCGCCTGGGCGACGCAGTTAAACGGCGATCTCGCGATCATCGACAATCTGGCGCCCTTGGCTTCGCCGGTATTCACCGGAACGCCCACCGCACCCACCCCCGCCGCCGCCGACAACTCAATGAACATTGCCACGACGGCCTTTGTGATGGCGAACGCACCGGGAGTAGCGCCGGTGCAGTCGGTGGCCGGAAAGACCGGCGCTGTGACCCTGGTTGAAGGTGATATCACGGGCCTTGTGGCCGACCTTGCCGCGAAAGCGCCTCTTGCTTCGCCGGCCTTGACCGGCACGCCCACCGCGCCCACGGTAGCCATCGGCGACATTACAACGAAAATTGCTACCACCGCCTTTGTCTCCAACGGCTACCGCCTTAACCGTGTTTTGTGGATTACAGCTTCGACCACCTACACACCCACGGCCGGC